TGTTCTGTCTCGTAATCCCCATTCTGTCCGCTAAATCCTGCTGGGTCATTTTCTCTTCGTCCAGGATGCAGCGGATCGTCTCCTCTGCATTCGCCGCTTTAATCTCCATCTATTTTCTCCTTTTCTTCTGTCTGACTGTTACTCTTGCCTTTGCAACCAGCACGCCGGTCTTTGTTCTTTCCGGATCAGCGAACCTTAACCGACTTCTGTTCATTTCCAGGTTTTCTTCATTGTCTATCAGTACCAGGTTCTCTATGTTACAGTTGTCCTTGTTGCCGTCCAGGAACGATACCATCTTGCCTTCGGGAACTGGTCCGTTGTGTTCTTCCCATACTGTCCTATGAACAAACTCAAACCTCTCCCATTGTGGACCGGTTTCTTTAACCTTCCGGATAAGATAGCCGTCTGTCGTATGTGTATACTCGCCTACTTCCATGTGGTTTGCCGGGACATCGCCTTTCTTAAACATCGTCGCCTTGCACTTCTCATATTGCTCTTGGCTCATTGGTTTTCCCTTGTTGGCTGGAACGTGTCCTTTTTCAAACCTGCAGTCAACGCCACTGATGATGTCGTGGTTCTTCTTGTATGCCTTGCACTGCTTCTCGCTGAACTCTATTCCAAAATGTGCTGACACCAGTTCTGCAATCTCCTTCGTCTTTCTCCCTGTCGCAATGCTCCGAATGTAGCTTTCCATTCCTTCCGGATATTTTAGTGAGTACCCTTTTGGAACCCCGCCGGTAGTGCCGCTCTTTATGCCATACCGGTTCTTCGCGCCTTTTATCGCCGCATCGGAAAATACCATTTCGTACTTCTTATCGAACCCCTGTTGATTTATCAGCTCTGTAACCTGTTTCGTGGTTCTGCCCGGAACATTCTCACGCAGCCAGGCGATCACTTCTTCGGGCCAGCCTCTCATTTATGGTTCGCCCCCCCCCCGCATGAACTTCGAGCATTTCCGGAACTGCTTTCTGTCTTTCGTACCCATACTCGTCCATGTGCTTCATTGCTTTGTACTGCAACTCTCCATTTTTGATGATCTGCTCGCTGATGTCGCATATAGCGTCGGTTCTCTTTAACTCGCTTTCCAGCTCTTCTCCTGTCAGATCATCGTCCCCCAGCTTTTCCAGCTGAGCGAACAGGTGGTTATTCAAGTCTCCTAATGTATTCTTCATTTCTTACCTCCTAATCGCATCCGTGACATTCTTCGCAACTTCTTTTCTGCCACAGTCCTTCATCATCCTTATATAAGCATTCGCTCTCACCCCAGCACTCCATGTATGTTTCATAGGCTTCGTTGCTGCACGTATCGCAATAGTCTCCTTCAACTATTTTCCCGCCTCTATAAACTCTGCGGCCGTCGTTGCTTCCCATATCTTCATCCGCCCACCAATGTTCTATTGTGGCTTCCGGGTACATTTCCGACAGTTTAAGCATGATCGGTTCCGGGTTGCTCCAAGCTGTGCTGAACAAAATCGTGTCCGCATCAACCTGTTCATTATCGTATGAGTTCCACTTTGTACCCCAGTTTTCACACGACCAGTCGTACCATGTTGTGTGACCATACAATACCTTATTACTGATGTACTGCAAACCTATTTTCGCCAGCTCTTCATCTGTTTTGCCGTGCGCCTTCTTTCTTCTTTCGTACTCGTCGTCCGTCATTTTCCCATATTTATTGCTCAAAAATCCAAATCTTCTCTTGCTCATTTTTCTCAGCACAGCTTCGATGGCAACATCTTCTGATGAACCACTTTCGATATTTAAGCTCTCCGGCATAGGAATGAGCTTATTGAAATCGAAGAACGTAAACTGTTCCTTCGTGTACTCGTCTGTTTTGGTTGTGAACAGTGGAAGGTTCGCAATCCCTGTCATTTTAACTTTGTTTCTTACATGATTTGGCATAATCTTATCCTCCTAAATTTAATTCCAGTCGCTCGCAATTTCTGCGACCGTTCTCTCTAAAATCTTAAACTTCTCCGGGTCAATCCAACTCGGTATCTCTCCGTTTCTTACTCTCTCCTGGTATCGGTTCAAACACAGCTGCTTCACTGGTACTGATCTACCTATCTGAACAAACATACCTCTTTGCTTGTCCCAGGCAAATGCTCCGTACTCCACGTTTTCAACTGCGGCTTTCATAGTCTCCACTGCCGCGTCCAATGCGTCCAGTTCTACCGGTCCAGGCGGCATCTCTTCGATGTTCCGGATATTATGCAGGTACGTTTCCAGTACCGCCGCATTTTCTCTGAGCGTCATTCGTCCTCTCCCTCCTCTTCTTCCGGGTGCCAATGATACTTGCAATCCGGGTTTTCGCATCTGCCGTTCCACATCGTGCTGCCGCATTCCGGGCAGGTGGTCGCCTCGTATGGTCCTCCGCCTAACATCTGATCCGCTCCTTTCTACAAATACGAACATCCATATCTCTTCCGGAAAGTTTCTCTGCCTCCCTTATGGATAATCTGTTTTACTTCGCCTTCCTCCTTGCCTTCATCGATAATCCTTGCAAATTCGTCTGCCTTCTGCAGGGCGTATTCTTTTTCCCAGGCCAGCTGTCCGATAATCTTTGACATTCTCTCTGCCATCGGGTTTCCGTGTATTCTCATTAGGATTTCTCCCATATTGTGACAGTTGTTACATACCGGCACTTTCAATCCGTCCTTCTCGCTCAGTTCTCTACCGGCGGTACCGAACACCAAATGATGCTCAGCTTCCGACGGTCTGCCGCAGATGAAACAGATTTCCGGATAGTCTGTCACTATTCCTTTACTCACCGCTTGCACCTACTTTCTGTTTCCAACTCCAATGATTACCAAGAACGCAAATACCACTAATGCTGCCATAGTCTCGCCTCCTTAACCAAAAACCACTGTTCCGAATAGTGCGTACTGGATGATCGCATCACACACGATTGCGTCTGCATTGCAGGTGTCGAATCTGATCTTGCCATCCATCTGCTCTAAGCAGTTGCAGCCAACCGGTGTAATCGCCCACAGCTCTACTCCTTTCTTGAACTTCTCCAAGTCCAGCTCGTAATACTCTGTCTCGTCCTTGTCGAACGGTTCCGGCAGGTGTAATCTCAGTTTTCCGCCTCTTGCGATCTGCTCGCTTCCATATTCTCCGAGATAATCGCCTACAACCTTTGCCTCATCACACCAGTAAGTGATGCCACCCTCCAATGCTCCGCACATAATGTCGTCAATATCTTCCTGGGTAAGTACGATTTCCAATGTTACACTTACCGTTACCTGTTTTTCTTTCTCTTCGCCGCCCATGACTCGCTCTCCTTCTTTTTTATTGCTTTTTCTATCTCTCCGAGTTTTTCATCACTGAGAAACTTAAAATTCACGCCTGCGTCTGTAAACGCTGTAAAAATGCTATCCTGCACCGCCTTGACTGTCGCCCAGTCCGGTTCATCGTCCTGCGTTCTGATACCGAACTGAACCATGTAGTCCTCGATCACGTGCCATAACTCATATTCCAGCTCATCCATACATCCGAGTGCCGATACGTCCACGACCGCCGGTGCTGTTATTTTCTTTCCGTTTGCCAGTTCCAGGTCTACTGTGTCAATCTCTTCTCCGAACTCACCGCCTTTCTTGTGGTGTGCCAGGATGTCGCCTGCAAAGTCATAGCCTCTGTCGATCATGGCCTCGCTGTTGTCATCGTACAGTCTGAAACATCCGGCCAGTTCGCCCTTCTCGTGTCTCTGCAGAACTTCTTCCCAGGTCAGCTTTTGCATTCCTAACCAGGTGTAGCCCATTATTCATCGCCTCCTTCATAATCTGCTCCGCAGTACGGACACTTCGTTACTCCGTAGCAGTTAAACATCTTCCCGCATTCTTTGCAGGTGTCCAGCTCCCCATTTCTCTGCCAATCTTCCAGCAAGCTACTTACGTGCTGCCAGTCCAGCGCCTCGAAAACTTCCTCTGCCAAATCGTCCTGCTGGTTACACTCCTGCAGGATGCTGTTTCTCGTGTACACCGTATCGGATAATTCCGGGATATAGCACGGATCATCCGGTCTGTGGTAAAACGCATCTTCATCTTTGAAGATATGTCCCTGTCCGTAGAACTCACGGACGATCTTCTCGCCTTCTCCATTTTCATCCGGCGGCGTGTAACTGCCAACCAGCACCGGGATGTTTACTTTCTGCAAGGCCTGCGACAGTTCCGATATCATACCGTCAATGACTTCTGCATCCTTTACAAGCTCCCTTGTGGAAGGAACTCCACTCGTTCCGCTTCTCTTGGCTTCTATCCACATTTCAATATGCTCGTCGATGTCGAAATCTTCGTAGTAGGCTTCCAGGCTGTCCTTGAAACTATCTGCCTGGTTCTCTTCATCGAAATCAATCGTCATTGAGAAATCTTCACCTGCAGGTGACGACTGCCCGATTTCAACATAGGTTCTTCTGTTGTCCGGCTCAATGTAGGCTTCCCAGTTCCACCCCATTTCTTCTGCCTTGCCGAGAAGCATTTTCAAGCCTCTCGATATGTCCTTGTATTCTTCCATGTCCTTATTCCTCCGCATCTGCGTAGTATGCATCGAATGCAATACCGGCATTTACCAACTTATCTTCCAGGTAATTGCCATAGCACCAGCCGTCTCCATCTTCCCAAAAACTGTCCCAGGCTTTCTCCAACACCTCTCTTGCCTTCTCTTCATCATCTTTGCTTACAACAAACACGCAATCCATCCAGTCGTTTAACTGAGACTGCACTCTGATTACGCTTTCCTTTAATACTTCCACGCCAATATTCATTGTGCTTTCTCCTTTCTCAGATGTAATAGCAGCTGAAATTCCAGTGATGTCCGAACTCATAATACAAACCGTATCTCTCGAATATCTTGTCAAATTCTCTTCTGACCGAAGGAAGGATGCCGTAGTACAGCATCTCGCATACCGGTCCTTCAAAACTCATGCTGAGAATGTGTTCCGGATTAACGTATTCAAAATGTCTCTCCGGCTGGTCTGCCACCTCGATTAGATGCTCCCTGTCGTTGTAGTAATACTTTCCGGTTACCGGATCATGCTGTGTGAACCGCTTTCCGTTGAAATAGATGTCTACATCCTGCCATAACCCATGCTCCAGCAGAAACTCTCTGATTTCCTTTGCCAGGTTCTCAATCTGCTCTGCCGTCAGCTTTGCCGTTGAACTCATGCAACCTCCTCCTTTCTTACTCTCTTCTTAACAAGTCTTGCTGGGTACTGAGGCTGATTCTCTCTGTACTCTTTCAGTCTCGCCCTTGCCTCTTCTCTTGTGAACTCTGTCAATGTGTACTCCCAGCCGTACCCGTAATTCAGCTGCAACTCCCAGGTGTCGATTGTCTTTCTCTCGTATGCCATCCTACGCAACCTCCTCTTTATTCGGCTTTCTGCCACGTCTCTTCGGCTTTTCGACCGGCTTTTCTTCCTTGACCTCTTCTGTAGGTTCCTCGGCCACCTGCTCCTCAACCTTCTCTTCGGCCGCCGGTTCTTCCTTGACTACCGGCTCTGCAGGAAGCATAACGTCCAGCTTATATCTCTTTGTCATGCTCTGAATCATCGTCGCTACCTCTGCGCTTACTTCCTGGATTTCTTCCTCGGTAAGTCCTTCTGTCAAGCTCTCTGTCTCGGTCCAATATCCTGCATTATCCAGGAAATGATTTAACACTTTCTTTGCTCTATCGTGTTTTACGTCCCACTTCATATCGTTTACCTCTCTTCCTTTTCTCCGGCGATCAGCGCCAGTACCACTACTCCATTTATCAAAATTGCTACCAAATTCTTCGCTCTCATACCGTCGTATATGCCGACCATAAAGTTGATGAACAACACCGACTGTAGGAACTGTCTCAATTTCTTCATTGCCAAATCAGCCTCCTTTATGATAGACTTAACAGTTGAGAGGCGGCGTTGCTGCCTCCCGACCGTTAAGGGAACTACTTAATCAATCAAACCTAACCATTTCAGAATTGCCGTAATCACTGACACAATCATGATTACTATGGTGGAGATTATGCTGGCCTGCTTTTCTCTCTTCTGTAATTTAAGGTTTTCGATTTCAAGTAGTTCCTTTTCCTTTATGGAAAAGTCTTTCTTCTTACCTTTCTTACCCAACTGGTAATTCCTCCTTCCTTCGGATTTAATCAAATTGTTTTGTTTGATTATGGTTATATTATAACTCGCAGTTGCGTATTTGTCAATAGATATACTTCTATTTTCCGAGTTTTTAACAAGTTATTTTCGCACTTGCGACAACTTCTACGATTTCCGGATTATCAACACCGACTGGTGCATTACTCCCTATTTTCATTTGCGAGGACCGCAAACCCGCATGGTTGCTTGGTGCATTGTAAGATTTCTTACACGATTTCTTCTAAGGTTTCTACAAGGATTCTTTACTAGATATTAGAGATTAGATAATAGATATTAGAGATAGAATAATATATGCTCATTTGCGTACTCTCAAAAGCGTATTTTATCCACAAATGCGTGTGGATAATGTGGATAATTACACCTTTGAAAACGTATAGGTCTATGACTTCGTACACGGTTCAATACCGGCTTTTAGTCTTTAGACATAGGATAGGTACTAAAATCGCCTATCGTGTCTCGGGAACTTTTCGTCAAAATACCCGGTCTTATTTTGGTTATTTTGTATATTGATTTTACCTGCAGTCTTGTTCCGCTTTTCTGCAATAAAAAAAGAGCCTACAACCCCTGTGGATCATAGGCTCCCTTACTTACTCTACTGAGTTGATGAAATCCTGGCAGTCCAGTTCCCGGTATGCCTTTTCAAAGGTTTCCTTCGGACTCCATGATACATAACCATCCGGATATTTCACAGCGTACCCAGGTACTCCGTTCTTCTCCTTCGGCTCAGCTTTTACAATTTTCACGCCGATATAGTTTTTCATAATGCCACCGTTTCCTCCTGTTATTTTACTCTGATGGTGTCTCCTGCGATAATAAGGTTCGGATTCTCAATGCCGTTGAGCTGAGCAATCGCATTGACCGTAGTTCCATACTTCGCAGCAATACCGGAAAGTGTATCTCCGCTTTTAATGGTGTAATACTTCTTGCTTCCGGCGTTGATTGCGTCCTGGACCTCCTGCCATCTGCTGCCAAGAATGGTCCTTCTCACTTCATCGTCACCGTACTTACCGGCCCACACTTCGTCCACAAGCTCCTGTACGGATGCTTTGTCGATGTGATTGATCACATCCTGCACTTCATTGTATCTGCTACCGAGAGCCGCCTTTCTTGCGCCACCACCGCCGAACTCGTCTTTCATCGTTCTGTAGAGCAGATCGAGTGTGCTTCCTTCCGGTTCCGAAACCTCCGGCTCCTTCGCTTCATCTCCTGCGTTGGCAGAAAATCCATTAAGGCCTGCTTTCTTGATTTCTGTTTCAAAATCACGATAGCAAAAATCCTGATCCACGGTTCTTCCGCAGATTGTCTTGTCGGCAATGTAGTTATACTCTCCTCCGTACTGCCAAATATCGTGGCCTGTTACCGGCTCATTTGAAGAATATCTCGCTACCCAATGAGTGAATCTCTGCAGGCGATCATCGTCTACGTGTGCCTGGAAATGCGAATCAGATGTATATACTCCGACAAAATATCCAGCCTTCTCACACTTGTCGCAGAACGCAATCACAATATCCGTAAGAACGTCTCTGCTATTGTTCAGCATCTTGCCTTCTACGTCGTAGTAGATAGGATATTCAAACTGCTTCCCTGCAATAACTGACAGGAAATGGTCTGCCTCCTGTTCTGCCTCCGTAACAGACTTTGCATTGCCGTAATAGTATGCACCTACCGGAAGCCCGATAGCCTTACACTGTGCATAGTAATTTTCAAACTTGCTATCCTTGTACTTGCCATCATCTGCTCCTGCAGCTTTAATGATAGCAAATCTCACTCCTCTTTCGTTCCTGGCCTGCTCGATGCTCATATCTCCCTGCCAGTGTGACATATCAATACCAAATAGTTTTTCCATAGAAAACTCCTCCTTAAATCAAAATAAGGGGCAGCTTTTCAGCTACCCCGATGTGATACTTTTTCAGAACTTACGCTTTGATTAACTTTCCTTTTTTGAGAAGATTAACCATCTTGGTGTTCTGCGCTGCGGTATATGCGTAATTTGTAATTCCATTTGCGGCTGCAATCTTGGCCCGGTGCGCCTTCGATGTGTCTTTCTCGCCCACTGCAGCAAGCGCCGTAATGATAGAACCCGATGCCCCTTCATACTTAGGGTAATAGGCGTTTCCACGTCTCGGATTTCCGGAAACAACAACCACCGTGTGTCCTTTGGTCTTTGTGACAAGCACATCGCCGTTGAACAGTTCAGTTTTGGAAGTTACCGCAATCGGTTCCATAAACTGTCCTGTTGCTTTTAATGCCGAAACTTCGGACGCTGTGTTGAAATTTCCCGGATCAAAGCCTGCCTGGATGCAGCACGCTCTCACGAGTGAACTGCAGTCTGCCTCTGTTTTTACAGAAATCTTTGCGAGCTTTCCGGCTTTTCTCAGCTGTTCGATTACATTGCTTCTGTGTCCCTGGCAATATCCGATATTGTCGTTTCTGCACCCCTGCAGCATAGCTTCTGCAATGGCATTTGCTACCGTGACTCTCTTGGGTCTCAGACAGTACCAGCCTTTTAAATGGACGTAGTATGCCTGGGTCGATACCTCGTTTCCAGTCTGATCTCCCGGCTTTCCTCCGGAGATGTGACCGTCCTCGTCAATTCTTGCGCTTCCAACTACTAAACTCATGGTTCTTCCTCCTAACAAAATAGGGCAGTCTTTCGACCGCCCTGTGCTTACAATATGTTCTCAGATTACTCCTCGTCCTCACTGTTTGAGCCGATGTTGGCTGAATCAGTCAAGCCTTCGCCGATGATGTATGCCACCACTGACGCTCCTGCCATAATGAGCGCTGTAACCTGTGTTGCTGTGTTGTCCGTACCGCCAGTAGCCAGGATCATCATAGATACGAATGACGCTACCGCAGTCCATAACTTTCTGCTTGTCAGTTTTCTGACCCAATCAATTTTCTTCATGTTCTTTTCCTCCTGTTTATACAATTTGTTTGAGTGCCTGTTCGTTCAAAAAGTCTTTCTGTTCATGTTTGACCTTCTGAGCGTATTCTAATGCTGCGTGCATATCTCCATTGCAATGTGCATCCGGAATCCTCTGTACTGCTCTTGCTGTTGCTTCTCCGAGTGCTAAGGAAGCATTAACGCAGTTGACGATGCAGAGTTCGTTCTTCTCTCGAACTTTCTCTCTGGCATCCACTTCCTTTTGCCGCTCTTCCCGCTCTTCCTTTTCCTTGTCAGCACGCTTCTGTATGCTTTGTTCTATGAGCCAAAAAAAGAAGCCAGTCAGTGCCGACGGTATGCTCGCTGCCACAATGATTGCCGTCACGTCCACCTTTATCACCTCCTTCCCAAACGCACCGTAATTCCCACGGCACGTCCGTAATATCTGCCGCCTTTTCACCCAAAATGGCCTCTATTACTGCATAAAGAATGGCATCCGCACGTGGGTCCTTATCGAACCGGTACAGATGCCATACCAACTGATTATGCAGGTTCAGCAGATTCTCTTCATCTGCCTCGGTATTGAGCAAGCCTAACTCTACGGCCGCACTTTCCAGGCGGTCATAGTTGTAAAATTCTGCGTAGGGTATCATGTTGTCTCAAACTTCTCACCAGTGATTTCTTCAAACTCCGCTGCTGTTATCCATCCCTTGTCAACAGCGTTATGGACCATTTCGTCGGTCCACAATCTTGTCCTATCCGGCTTATATGTGTTGTAATATTTCTTTACAACCGAATACTTTGGACTATGCTTTGTTTTTGCCATGCTTGCTACCTCCTAAATTTCAATTCCAGTCATCATACTGAGATAATCGATCTGAGACTGCATCGTTTCCATTTTGATTTCCTCTGCAGTTTTTTCTCTAAAGGCGAGATAATATCCATCTACGCCTTCGTAATGCATCTGCTGGATAAATGCACCATTCTCGTATGTGGTTACATTTCCTCCGGAACTTTCGACTGTCATCGGGGAGCAGTTGTCCTCGAAGATTGTCTCGTCGATTTCTGTCTCGCTTATGAAGTTGTTTCCGTTTTGGGTAAGTCCTTCAATGCTTGTTCCATCAGCCAGCGTAATCTTGAATGTTTCTTTTTCCATGTTATCCTCCTTCCGAATAGGCTGTAATATAGCTTAAACATATTGTCAATCTGCAGTCTTGACATGATTTTATAGTTACTGGCAATCCACGACTTGAAGCTGTTTTCAACTGTTGCAAAATCAATTTTCCCCAAGTCTAATTGCCTCTTATATGCCTTTAGCTTTTTCCGTTCTCTTGTAACAGATTTTGGGTTAATTTTCTTAACCACTCTTCCGGTATCAGTTAGCCAATACTGAATCTGCAGTATTCTGAACGGCTTGTCTATCCTGGCAATCCTTGTCTTTCTCATGTTTAGTATCAAGCCTATTTCATCAGCTAACTTTTTGATAGCTTCCAGCAAATTTTCGAGCCGTTCCTTACTTTCGGAAATAGCTCTTATATCATCCGTATATCTTCCATAGCCTTCTATGCTAAAGACAATCTTTGCGCAGTTATCTATCTTATACGGATGTATGATGCCTATATCCTGCGACGGCTGTGTGCCTATATCCACCCCCTTTCTCAGCATTTTTTCACCGGTCAGTAATTGGGGATCGACCCCGCAATTCATCATCGGGTCGATCTTTGTATAGTACATTTTTTCAATTTCATCATCCGAAAACCGCGATACATCTGTCTCGAACGTCTTAAACAGTCCGTCTATTATAAACTTGGCTGTTGTAATCGTCTCCGCATCTAGTTTGCTTTTATCCAAAAATTCGGATAATTGCTTTTTGCATATGTCGTGGTTCATATTCGGATAATAACCGGAGAAGTCAGTAAGCAGGATATACCCTTTGTTTGTTCCGTGAACCCTGTAATACCTGCGGAGATCATTTTCCAACTGTCTGCGGAACATCGCCACACCTTTTCCCTTCTGACTGGCGGTATTTTCTTGTATGATATATGGCTTTAGTGCCGGTCCGAGAACATCGTCTGACAGCGTATGATAAACAGTTTTGTCTACCATATCACTGCTTGTGATATACCTCGGTTTTCCTCTTTCGCAAATTTTGAACTTTTGTCCCCGCCCTGGGTGGTAGTCCTTTTCTGTCAATTTTTTCTGTAAAACAGCTGTTTCTAGCAAATGATTTATTTCAAATAGTTGCGTTGAGTATTTCCACTTACTGCCATTCATTGCCTTTGTGCCGGCATCGTATAAATAATTGGCATCTTCAAACAGATTCATTGATAAAACCTCGTATATAGCTCCAAGTCGTAACCAGGAGCATCAAGGCCAGTATTAAGAGCCATCACTGGCTCACGGATAACCTCTCCTTTCGCATTGACCCACTAGGAAATCTATGTCCTGTCGTGTGGGTTTGTGAAATCCGGGCGGACGCCGTTGACATTGGAAGCGTTGTTGTAGTTCGCATTGCCATTGCTGTTGACATTGGCGAAGTAGGCGGCCGAGACCACCGAAGAGCAGTCTGAACAGAAGTTACCCTCATTCTTTTTAATTTTGGGAAGGAATTTATTGTCAGACGCTCTGAGCGATTTTATATAATTGTATAGCTTGTTAAGTTCCAACACGATATTCATATACTTGTTCTTATCGCAAGGTATCGTTTCAGCAATAAACTGTAGTTCATCCTGCAGTGCATTACAACATTCCATCGCTCTATCCAGTTGAAGTCTCCTTTCAATAAATTCCGAATAATATTCCGGAAAAACTGTATTTCCCATGCGGAGTTGCCTCGAAATACCCTGGCACAAATCCAGTACGGTATCTCTTTCCTTCGTGATAAACCACACATTTCTATCCATTGTCAGTTCTCTCAGCAATTTCGCAGTTACTTCTCTTTCGGAAATATCCGCAATTCCTTTAGTCGCAGATTCCACGTAAGCCTCTATTCTCTTTTGGCTCAAAGCAAAAGATGCCATTAGTTCAGCCGTTATCCTTTTGCGAATGGCGTATGCCATGTGCTGTGCTTCTAACCTTGACTTCTTTCTTTTACTGTTTTTTACATCTGACATTTTCTATTCCTCTATATAGCTATAAGGCGGCAACAAGGCCGCCTTGATGTCTGATTATATGATAGCGGAAGCCGGGCGGACGCCGCCGACACCGGAAGCGGTGTTGTAGCTCGCAGCGCCACTGCTGCAGACATGGGCGAAGAAGGCGGCCGAGACCACGTTCTGCAACCAGTACCAGTTTCTGTTACAGATAAAGGACGGTGCCAGTGCAAACAATGCAAGCTGTTTGAAATCCGTAGTGTACAGATATGGAACCGTGCTTCCGTCGCAGGCAGGTGTGAACCAGTTCGCTCCGTATGCCATTCCCTCTGTCATGAGATCCACCGTACTGTCATACCATGATCCATTGCTCGGCTTACCGTTTGCTACTGCATTTACAAATAATCTTCTGACTGTCAAAATCTTATCTGCCCCAAATGCCGCCTTGACAATCGTTTCTGCCTGAGCAAGGTTTGTGGTTTTCATTTCTGATCCAAAGTAACCTCCTGTAGTGACATTGGTCGCATTCATTCTTGCTGTATAAAGATTTGTGTCCGGAACGACAACAATATGATGCTTTGTGCATTCCGTGTCTCCTGTTCTTAACCAATAATCAAAATGAGCAATTCTCCAATTTACTCCATTTATGGTCCAGTAATCTCCGATGTACAAATCCTTGAATGTTCCTGCAGCAATCTGTGCGTGCTGCTCTGCAGTGACTGAGGTTCCAAGATATTTGCCTCGAAAAACACTGTTATGATACCCCGCGTTATCATAACCATTCTCCAAGGTATTCGCTTTCTCGGCCAGCTCGTCCACTGCCTCCTGGAGATTTTCAGCGTTTAATCCGCTACTTTCATTGTTGTAGCCTATAGATTCTCCGCTTTCTTCCTCCATATTCTTTTTTATTGCCTTAACCTCTCGATTAAGAACTACCGTATTTTCAAAAACCGTTTTAGGAGCCGCATTGATATTATCGGCATGGTTGGTATCTGTCGTTTCTGTGATATTGACAGACTCCGAAAATACTGCATCTGCTTCGTTGACCTTATAACTTTTCACGTTGTTCCTCCTTCCTAGAAGATGTCGTCAAGCACGTATGTCTGCTGGACATCATCATCTTTACCTTTTCTTGTAAATGTTTTAATGCACACAATATCACCATCGGCATCGTACAGTCCGATCTCGCTGATTTCTGCGCCTGCAAGTTCGCTTTCTGTAAGGGTACACTCGTATCTGCAGGTTGTGTCGTTCGGAAATGAGTATGTATCTATTTCCTTGCGATACAGTTCCTTTGTAAGTTTCGCCTGCGATTCAGTAGGTGCAATAACAGTGCCGGATTCGTTAACGCCACCACTACCGAACGCCATTCCGGTAATCTTCGGTAATGTTAACGCCCCCGCTCTTGCCTTGACCAGTTTTTCTCTTCCTTTCTTGGTAATTACAACATTCTTGCTTTTTTCTACGCTCATTGTATTTGCTCCTTTCTATAAATTGAATCAAGGTTTCTTGATCCGTTCAGCGATACGCTGCCGTCCAAAAACCTGTAATTCCACGTCTTGGTTATTACTTCTGCCCGCAGTTCGTTGTCCCTCTCTCCTATAGGTGCACACATTCTGATGGTCGGCTTTCCGGCCTTTCTTGTTGAATAATCCAATGTATCGGTTCCATCAAGTAAAGTTCTGCCATCTAAAAAATTCAGATTCCAGTAATTTAATTCTGCTGCAGTAGTGATTTTCGTTGTTCCGGTTTCTTCTGTCCTTAATGGGATTTCTGCGCCGATAGATGCCTCGAACGATTCTGATGAAAATAATTTGCCTGTAACTTTTGTGAACACAGTCAGCAAGTAGTTCCTCGTAACATCTAATTCCTCGGTACCGTCAAGCATCCTGGAACCATCAAGCAGTGGTAGCTTCCAAAATGATACATCTGACTTCGTTTCTATTTTGCCGAGTTTTGCTGTGCTTTCTTTCCAGTGCTTTGAGGCAAATCGTAAGTTTTCAAGCTCTATAATGTTTTCATTTCCAGTCTCGCCCAACAAATATTTGAAACCAAGAACGAGATCATACCTCGAATGTGGGAACAACGTAGTTGAACCATCCAGCAGCTTTCTTCCATCCAGCAGATCGCTATACCAAAACGACTCCGCGATATGGAAGATTATCTTTTTCAGATTCATCTCCTCTAAGTTCCGATTGTCTGATGCGATCTCGGTTCGGTCATTCATTGTAAACATCGTGTGTGACTGTTTCAGTTCATTCAGCATGGCTCTCGCTCGCTTCGATGCAAGTGTTCCTTCGCCCATGAAGTACGCTTTGAACACATTCGGGTGTGGCGCCACGAAACCATAATCTCCCGGATCATTGATGTCTGCAATTCGTACATCAAATCCGGTGGCGGTTTTTAAGTACCCTTCCATCCGATACGGTGTCATTGGTGCCCGATAGTCTCTCTTTCGGTAAATCAGCTGTCGCCTCTCCTCGTATGGAAGATTTTCTCGCACCGGCAGTCCCCACTTAATCTCGTGGTACATCAGTCCCCATGTGGCAGTTTCCGGAAACAGCTGGTTTAGAATATCCTCAGCTATTTCTCTTGCCGTGTCGTATTCCTGGCCCATGACCTCGTACAGCCACTTTCCAACATAGGAATTGTCGTAAAAGCCATCGGACACTGAGGCAATCATGTTCTTCGCACTCTCGCTGACCGGGAAATTCTCTAAATCCAACTTTTCCACATTCCCACCCCCTAACTAAAATTAAGGGTACCGGTGTCCGGGTACTCCTCGCTTTTCAGAGTGATGTTCTGCGTTTTCCCATTCATTGTGAATGTTTCAAAGTCCTCGACTCCTGCGATTGCGGAAATCAACGGTCTTACATCGTTGTATCTCAGAACTCCTTCGGTTTTCGCCTGCGCATAGACTGCTCTCACGGCTTCCGTAAAGTCTGCCTTGATCTGCTCGATGTCGGTTGTTTCATCGTAGCTGAGGCCTGTAATAGCATAATTTACAGCAACCGTTGTGGCTGCCGCACAAGTAAGTTCTGCCGTTCCGGTAGGAAGCAATCTTGCTGACCTGTCATTCGGAGAGACGATGTAGTTATACACATCCTGCACCAGCTTCTCATTGGCTGGTTTTCCGTTTCCGTCTACCAGCACCAGTTTCACCGTGCCAGGGCCATTCCAAACAGGAATAACTATCGCATCTCCTGCTCCTGCCTGTTTCGCCCATCTCTTATAGTCCGTATCGTTCCCCAGGTAGGTCATGCTGTTGTCGTACTCTGCAGCGATCCTGTCGTAAAAATCATTGTCCGTCTCTCTTTCAGTACCGCCACGAATAGGCTCCGGATTGTTAATCTCGGTCACATTCTTATCGGGTACCATCATCAGCACGACCGTATTCGCCGCTACATTAGAACCTGTGCCTGCTTCAACCGCTGATACCGGTATAAGCACTGATCCTTCGCCTCCAACAACCGCATTCTCTGTGGTGGCATACTCAATCGACGGGCCGGTTTCGGTTGCCGCCGTACAAAATACCGTTCCGGATAAAATCTCGGTTCCTTCTGCAGCTGTGATTTTCACATAGCCAAAAGCCGGTTCCGCTTCGTGCCTTGTAAGATGCACCTGGCGACCGTGGAGGTCTAACCATTCATCCCAGGCATATTCCGGAAACGCAATCATCAGTGCCCTTACGATATGGAAATTGATAATTTCGTCTTTTTCCAATGCTGCAGGCATCGTCATATCATATGGAAAACCACCCGGCATATCGTCGATGTCGTCCGGTAGGTTGTTCATCATTCGCTCGTGAATTTCCTCTGCCGAGTTTCCTTCCAGGAACTCCGGTCTGTTAAATTCCGGCTGCATACTCTCCACCTCCTTTACAAGCTAATCTCTATTTCTTCATCCCAGTTGCTACCCTTTACCTTGAAGGTTACGTGCATCTGATCTCCTTCCCAGGTAAATTGAAAATCCCGGACATTTTCTGCCCGGGGATTTACCATAATTGCATCTGCGATTGTTCTTTCCACCATAGACTCAACGGTTTTTTCGTCGTCATTATCCATGGCACGTTCCATCTCGGTACCGATTGAATCGGGGTACGCCAAACAGCGGTACCGCTCTGTCTGTGCGATCTTAAAACACCAAATGGCGAAAGCTTCTTTGCCATCGCATTCCTTGATCCGGTGTGCCCCATCTCTCACGAAGTCTCCTAGTTCTGGGTCCCACTTCATGCTCCTTTTGTACTGAGTGTCGTACTGGCTGTCCTCCGAGATAAAATCCGGTACCTCAACAACCGGAAATAGCGGCTGTGACATTTGCCTCGCCTCCTTTATGATTTCTCGATCACATCAATTACGACTGCTTCACTCTGAATCCAAGCAACCAGCACTCGATCTCCCGCTTTCACTGCAGGTATCGTTACGCTGTGGCTATGAAGAGGAACACCCGACGGTGCTTTGTTAAGCCAGCTCTGTTCCGAGGTTGAAAGCGTCAATCCTGCGGCCAGCCTGCAGATCGTGTAGTCCCCCTTCGGTATCGGCACCGGGAACGTATTCGTTTTCAAACTTCCGTTCGCCTGGATTTCTCCAAAGTCCAAAGTCAACGGAGACTCCGTTTTCTGCGAGGTTCGCCTATCTAACACCTGTGCCAGTTTCGCTGTCCCTGGATGTCCGTCAAATTGGTCCATCTATATCACCTGCCTTTAATCAAAAGTTCCGTCGTCAACCCACCCGTACACATTGCTTCCACTGTCCGTGTGGATCAGATGCCAAGGGTGTGCTTTTCCGGAACCGTTCTTAATCGTAATCTTTGCTTTTCCTGCCCTGGCTTTGTAGCCTTTTGAGCCTGGGTAGCTGCTCACGTAATGGGTTCCGCCGTGAAAATTCACGATGTCGCCAACATTGTAATCTTTCTTTTTCTCGGAGCTTGCCTTTTCCTTCTTTGGTTCTGCAAGCTCCAAATCCATCGTCATGCTGTAGGTGTCTGCTGTGTGCTGGATGCCCTTCACGTAGTAATACGACTGGGCCAGTTCGCTCATTACATACACCAGGTCGCCTTTCCGGACAAACGGAACATCCGGAGACTGTACCTTAATCTCCTTCTTAATTTTTCCTTCATCGTCCAAGATTTCCTGTGCTGCAGATTTAGCGTCCGCAAGGCTTTCGTCCTTACCTCTCGTATAAATTCTCTGACGGATGCCGTACTTTGTCTCACCATTTACCGTGGCTTCAACACTGGTTCTTCCATCATCGTCTGCCTGCCCTACGACCTTAACCCTGGTAATCATATCTGCTGTGCTTATGCTCTGACTGAACATCTGTGTATTATCTGTCCGGAATACATACACCGTCTTATTACTTCCTCTCGGAATAACAGACGTCTCGCCTTTCCTGGCCTGCACAAAGCACTGTTCCTCGCCCTTCTTCGCCGCATCGTCCAGCAGATTGATGATGATGTCTGACAGATACTTATTGTTCTCCACTGTTTTTCCGTGAGAAGCATTTGGACCTTGGTATGACCCTTGCGGTATCTCCCAATCATCAAGAATCCCTTCTATCGCCGACTTTGTGCCAGTTCCGGAAGGGAAGTATCTGTTGTCCTGGCTCTTTTGCAGTTTGTAAAGTTCGTCGTAGCAGGTACATTTCAGCGTATGTCCTCCGCTCTTTTCAACTGGATTCCATGTTTCCACGTACCCTCGTGCTACTTCCTCGTCCTGGGAAGCACCGTCGGTTGCGAATACTCCGACCAGGCACCCCGGCTTGATTATCTTCGACAGATAGCCTTTGGATGTCTTATCATTCTTCGCCACAAATGAGGTTCTGACGGATAACTCGCCATCGTTTTCTTCCCATCCGAGATTTTCAATGTACTCCTTGATGTTGTACTGTTTCTTGCTTTCGTCCATAACGACGACCCGGTACTGGATTTTCGCCAAATCAATCATAGCGTGCCTCCTATCCCGGTATTGTCAGAACTTCTCCCGGCCATATCCAGTGACCGTGATCCGAACTGCTCTTTCCGTGCTTCTTTGCCGTGGGCTCTATCGTGTCCTTGTTTGCATCATAAATTATCGTCCACTTGGCGCCGCTTCCCAATTTCTTTGAGGCGATTCCCCACAGCGTATCTCCGGAGACTACTGTGTAGTTTCCTCCGCTCGATGAAGAACTGTCCCTTGGTTTCGTTTGCTTTACAAACGCTGTGATTTTCAGCTCGTTTGTATCATAAATTTTCAGCGGTTTTTTCTGAACAAACGTAATGGAATACTCGACGTTGCCATACGCTCCAACCGGTCTCGGCTGAAATGAAGAAATCGTAACATCCACGTTTATCCACGTTTCCGTTACGATCAATGTAAGCACTGTCTCATTCAACATATAGTCGTTCAGAATTTTTACACACTCATTCGGACTTTTCCAGGCATTCTTCTTGACGATTGCCTCATTCTTCTTTGATGCTCCAAAAAACACGCCGTCCCACGAAAACTCTGAAACATCCGTCCCCTTAGGTACCTTTACGGTACCCAGGGAGATGATGTCAAAACTTTGGTACTTGGCTGCATATTTGCCCTGCACCTTTTCGGGTAGAGCCGGGAACG